GATTATTAGCGAGGGATATAACGGAACTCCAAGAGGAAGTCTTGATCATCTTTGTGGTGGTCAAACTTGCAAGCGTACCGACCAAGAAATAAAGAGCGGAACTCAAAACGACATAGGCTGTCATCATGCAGAAATGAACGCTATTCTAAACGCTACAAGGACAGGTAATTCAACTCTTGGTAAGTGGCTTATCGTTAATTGTGATCCTTGCCTCATGTGTGCCAAGGCGATTCATCACAGTGGAATAGTTAGAGTGTATTGTCCTAAGAGGTCGAGCAGTGGTCTTGCTTATCTTAGAGAGAATCAAGTGAAGCTTGTATCAATTGAAACATAGGTCAAAGAACTCATTTACTTTTTGCCAGTCGTTCTTTTTCATGTAGGTCAACAGCTTCTTAGCTTCGTTCATATATTGATCAGGTACTTTGTTTAATTGAGTAACAAGCTCAACATAAGCAGGCTCGGACATTCTTGGACCGTAGAGATTCGGTGGACAATCTCCAAGTTGTGGGTATTGAGCAATGAATCCATCATGTACTGCTGCCTTTGCTTCTTCATTGTCATGTTTCCACCACTGATCGAGACTCATCCATGATCGTCTTATTATATCGTGTTTAATAAAACTGTAGAAAGCATCTTCAAGCTCCTCAGCGTTCATGTCAGCCGGATCAAGCTTTTGTCTGTTGAGTCTGCCTTGTGCTTCTTCTCTTGATATTCCATGTTCTTCTACAACGTCCCAAAACTCTTCCTCTGTATTAAACGACCAAACTTTCTTCAGTTGACTTTTTTTTTGAACTTTTTTTGGTTCTTCTTTGGGAGCTTGTACAGGTTGATTCTTAACTGGTCTTTGTTGTGGAGCATGTCGAAGATTGATTTCTTCACCTAGTGAGTCAGCGCTTATTTGTGCTCTCTCGTCATCGCTCATGTTTGTGTTGTCTGCTATCTCATCAGCTGAATAAATACCGCTGACAGCATCCGGAAACGTAGCACGAAGTCCCATGGTCAGGACTCTTGATCTAAGCATTTGCAAAGGCATTGTCCGCCAGTTGCGATTGTTTGTTAGACCTTGGGCTTGAGCCATCTCAATCGTATAGACAAAAGTATGGACGATCTCAATTGGTTCATCTTTTCGGCTAAACTCCATCGTACATTGTTGAGCAGTCCATGAAGTAATTCTCATAAACCTAACAAGTCCTGAGTTCCTGCAAATACCTGACATAGCATCAGCATTGAGTGAGGGCTTGCCACGAAGACAATATGCTTGAGTCTGTACAAGACCCATATCATAATTGAAATGACCACCGAAAGCTGAATGGCATTTAAGAAGATCGTGTGCTCTGTCACCATCCAGTAGTGTTGCGATAGCCTTTGATTCTTCGATGTTGTTTGGAATGTAGATTGATTTCATGATGTTCTCCCTTGATTGTTTGATTAGAATTGATAGTCAGCTGTTTGATAGTCACGAGCTTGATCTAGTTGATCTTCCCAAGTGTCTATATTCTTAACGCACCAAGATCGGACGTTTCCATAGTTCGGCTCACTATTAATCAGCATCTTTTGTCGAGTGTAACCAGTGCCATTCTTGATAGCGTTTGCGCATTCATCAGCCGGAGGATAACCACCAAAAGTGATCATGATGTAAAAGATCGGAGTAATGATGATTGTAAGTAAGCAACCTAGTTTTAGGTCTTGGATAAATTGATTGTCTGGATTCATGTCAGTGTTCCTTTTAATTATTGGTTGAGTTCTAGTGCTGCTTCTCTGTCGAGTTCAGTATTCAGTTCGTCTTCATATTGAGCTATGTCATCTTGCTCAATGTCTTGATCATCGTTCTCAGCTTCGAGTAGTCTTCTCCTGGCTTGAAGTAATTCGATTCTCATGGTGATTGATAGTGTCTTTATATCCATGTCAGTAATCCTTATAGAAAGTCTTTAGCAGTAAATTGATTCTTGCCAGTTAGTTGATTAGCGAAGTTCGCTAGATTCTCAGCTAGCTCAAGACTTACATTCTGTCTGTTGTGTAGAATACGAGATAAAGTAGATTTATTTATGCCTGCTTTCTCAGCTAGTAATCTTATCTTGATTGATTCCTTGAGTCTTTTTCTTGCTGTTGATTTCATGTTTCTCTCCTTGTTGAACATGTTGAATACTTAACACTATTCCAAATTAACGTCAAAAAAAGTTGATGTCAATAAAAAGTGATGTCAATTTATAAAAAACTATGTTAGACAGTATTCAACCCTATATATAAGGAGACTGACATGAATGAGGGACAATTGACTGATTTAGTCATGGAGCGCAAAGACATCCCACCAATGGCCAAGATTATTATGAGAGCTATCATAAGGAGAGTTGACTGGAAGACTTGGACGAGCAAAGAGGGTCACAAGGTTGTCAGCACAAGAGAACTTGCAAAACGATGTGGGACTTCATTGCCTACAGTAATTAAGAGTATTGCTCGCCTTGAGAAAGTCGGACTTATTGAACGTAACTTTTTTAAGGCTACAAAAACACAAGCGCCACCAATTAAGGTAAATGTTGAAATCATTCAAAAAGGTGCTAAAGAAAGTTTAGCAGGTGGTGCTAAAGAAAGTTTAGCAGGTGAGATTAAGAAAGTTGAGCAGGGTGCTAAAGAAGATTTAGCTCAAGGTGCTAAAGAAAGTTTAGCACTATCAATAAGTGACAATAGTAATACAATATTAAAACAATATATAAATCCATCATTAACACTGGGCCAAGAGTGTATTAAGGATTCTGCTTATAATGGAGAGGCTGAAGATTGGGGAACTCCAAACGCTGAACTCTGGGGAGATCATTTACATAATGATCTTTTAAATGTTATCCCTCAAAACACTGACATGAACGACAAGGACTAAACTATGAAAAGCTTATCAAGCGAAGTGGCCAAGATCACTCGACACTTAGAAGAGTTCAAACGATTAAGAGCAAACAGGCCAAAGACTGAAAAGCCAAAAGTGACCTATCAAGACTTTCGCCATCTAAACCATGACAATCTTGAAGACCACGAGATGATCCATCAATCAGCAGCTTTCTTCAAAACTAAACAGATTCCATATTGTGGAAGATGTGGTGAGGGCTTCATCTACTCAGTTTGTGAACTTGGCAACCGAACAGCGACTATTTGCAAATACTGCGAGCGACCAAGAAGAAGACTTAAGAAGCTCAACAATCTTCAACTCCCATATGATGCAATTGGGATGCACCTTGGACGCTATGAGTTTGATTCTCAAGAGCAGTTTGACAAAGTTAAAACCTTGGTGACTTGGCTCAATACTCCAAAAGACCAACGTGATGATGTATCACCAAGCCTTTATCTTTGGGGTTCTCCAGGGAACGGCAAGACATCATTACTCTATGCTTTGGCTAAACAAGCAGTCTTCTCTGATCATCGAGTCATGTTTACAACTCACACTCAATTGATCGACCTGATCAAAAGAACATTCAAAGGCAAGGATGATAATCCTTTAGATCAATGGCTCGCTAAAACTGATCTACTACTCTTTGATGAGTTTGGCGGAATCGGTGGAGGCGCAAATATGACTGACTGGTTTAAGAGCACAACTATCGACATCATTCAAAGAATATATGAACGATGGGCAGCAGGAAAGCTAAGCATTGTCATGACCACGAACTTGACTCCAGATGAGCTATTCAATCGAGCATTGAACAGAAATAAAGCCGGAGCTAGTCGACTACAAGCAATCTTTAAAAAGCCGATTTACATGCAAGGAAGAGACAGACGTGGAGATAATGGAGACTTGTCAGCTTGGGGCGTGAAATAACTCTTGAAACTATTTTGAGTTTGTTTTAAGTTATCCGTCCGCTTATCTATTCTTATCTTATAAATTTATTAAAACAATATGTGTAAAACATTTTTGACTTTAGTTGTTTGTGAGTCCTTTTGGTATGAGATCTTAATTTTGAATAGATAAGCTTTTTTTATTTGTCTTGACCTATCGTGTACAAGGTGTTTACATAGTTAACAAAAGGAGGACAACATGGAAAATAAACCATTCTCATTCAGATTAAGTGTAGAACTAAGGGAAGAAATAGAACAAATCGCTCGTGATGAAAAGCGAGCGTCTTCCAACGTCGCACGAATACTCATGGAGATTGGTCTTGAAGAATATAGAAAAGCTAAAACTAGAGCTTCAGCAGGCTCAAACTTACTTCAACTTCTGGACAGATAACAGACATCTACCAACGGCAGCACAAAGCGCAGATTATTTTGCCGGTAGATTAGCCAAACTCAAGAAAGAGATAAGCGATGGCGAGAAGTGTAAACACAATAATGATTCAGGGCGATGTAGTCGAAGCACCAAGGATGGAACAGAATAAATACACTCAATACTTACTCCTAAAAGTGAGAACTATTGATGCTTATGTTGATAAGAATCAGCAAGCAAAACAAGACATCGAAATACATGAAGTTCGAGTGTTCGGTCAACTCGGTCGGATGCTTTCAGAGACTACTCACCAAGGCGACACAATACTTGTTGAGGGAGCACTCAAGAGCTTTGATAAACAATTCTATATCAACGTGAAATCAATCAAGCCAATGATTAAGGCCAATGGGTCAATGCCTGGAAATGATGTTGATAGACGGATGCCACAAAGAAAGATTTAAAAGGGAATCACTGACATGAATCAAATGAATATAAATAAATCGAATGGCTTAAAGTTTGAAGCACGTTTCTTGGAAGAACTTCAATCAAGATTTAAAACAGTCAAGACAAGTCACTCAACAGATTATATGTATATATGTGATATAGTGCATGAAGATTGTTTGATTGAACTAAAAAGCAATCGAGATGCTTATAAAGAAACAACACAACAAACTTTTCAAAAAATATGCAAAGTTGGATTAAAAAGCTTTAAAGCGACAAGAATAAAGAAAGGTTTGTTTTTTCAAACTATTGAACTTTTAAAGTACGATAGATCTATGACAATTGTTGGGAATTATCAGATAGAACCAAACAAGCTTCATAATCTTTTTATAAAGAACCCTGATCAAGCTTGGTTTAATTACCATGAATATAAAATACATACTCACTGGAGTCATGGTTCAACTTATACTCGGATTCCGGCCGCTGAGTTTTGGAAATTAGCTGATGAAAGTAGTAGTCTTGTAAAATTAAAATATAAAGTTGAAGAATATGCTTGTGATCATGGCGGATATAACAATGACCTTGATATTTCAAATCACTATTCAGGTGATGAACATGACTCTGCATTTTACTATTTAGAAATTAGTAAGGGTTTCCAAGATCCAATAATTGAAAACTTGTTGTCAAAGGGGGAATCTGATCAGTGGGGATTAAATCTTTCAATAGAACCACAGCAGTTTGAAATATCTTTAGATCAACCAACTCAAAATTGGATTGAGAAAGAGAAACAAGCCGAACTTGATCTTATTGAAGTCTCAAAAAAAATCAGTATTGATGATTTAAGAGTTTTACCCAAAGAAGAACTTTTAATAATTCAAGAAGCCATTGAGAATCATGAAGTTTTAAGCGACATCTCAAAGAAATTGAATAAGAGCAAAGCTTATCTTAGCATGATTTTAAAGAATGATCCTAATCAATCATCATATAAAAATGAAAAGTGGGATGAGTTTAGACTATGGCTTAAAGCTATCTTATTAGATGCTTTTCATCCTCAAACACCAGTTGAAAATTGTGATGAAAATGAGTTGAGAAAGATCATTGAATCACAAAGGAAGTCAATTAATAATCTTAGAGGTTCAGTCAATCAACATAAAAGGACAAAAGAGAATCTTGAGTTTAAACTGGTTAAAGTTAGCACTACATTAAATGAGAATAAAAAAACTTATGAACAAACTGAACGAGATTACAAAAAACAAATAAATGATCTCAATGTAAAAGTAGCAAGCCAAGAAAAAAGCCAAGATGATGACTCGACTATTTTAAAGCTCGAAGCATATCAAGCAGAGATTAAAAAGCTTCAAACTCAAGTTGACGGGCTAAAGAAATATAGTAATGACTTAAAACAAGCTCATGATGGAGATCAGATTAAGATTGAATCACTTGAGAAGCTTTGCTCTAAACAGGTCCGAGAAATTAGCAAGCTTAAACGAGATCTTCAAGATGCTTTATCACAATCTAAGAATGAAGCGATTATCAATGTTTCTATGGACGAAGTAGAGAGATATAAGCGCATTATTGATATGATGTTGGATAAGCAATGTTAGACGAGTATCAAATCAAAATGTTAGCTATCCAGTATAAGTTACTTGGCTTCACTAATAAGGAGATAGCTGAAACTTTAAATCGTGCCGGATATGTTACACCACACAAGAAGCGACAATTTAAAGAGTCGACGATTCAACTATTAACCTCAGGAGTAAAAGACCAAAGAGGCAAGCGCAATGCATGGTCTAAAGGGAATAATCATGGGTAAGATTTACAGAGAAAATAGTGAAGCCAGTCTCATTGACTTCATGGGTAGTGATAAGCGAGTTGTTGACAGTGCAAGAGTCTGCTTTCTTAAGGATGATATCACAGAGACTAAGCTAACTGTAAAAGACAAGAAGCTCATTCGGTTCTTAGCAGCACATGGTCACTCTTCACCGTTTGAACATTGCACAGCTACATTTATCTTGATCGTTCCAATGTTTGTTCGTTCTCAAATCATGAGGCATAGAACATTCTCATACAATGAAGTAAGCAGACGATACACTTCTGAGCTTATCAAGTTTTGGAAGCCCGATGAGTTAAGAGGCCAGGCTAAAGATAATCTTCAATGCTCGGACGGTGTTATTGATTCAAGTGAAGCAGAAAGCATTTTCAAACTAGCAAATGAGTTCAGTTATGCGAGCTATCAACAATTGATCGACCTTGGTTTATCTCGTGAACTTGCTCGTGGTGTACTTCCTCAAAGCACATACACAACTTTTTATATGACAGGCAATCTTCACAACTGGATTAAGTTTATCAAGCTTCGTGATCATGATCATGCTCAACCTGAAACTAGAGAGATAGCGCAACAGATTAAACAAGCTCTTGAAGTCTGCTTTCCAAACTCGATGGAAGCTTTTTTCAAGGATAGTGATGAGTGATAACATTGAAGATCAAAGACGATATAAGCAACGTCAAGTTGTAAAGAAACGTTGGAGAGATAAAGGAAGATATAATATGAGAAAATTCGTATCGAAGTTAGGTCACTTCAATTACACAATACACAATTTAATAGCACATCCACTGATGGAACTTCTGCACCTTGTAGGTCTTACTGATCTAGGGAATAAGGTGCATGATGCTACCTTACCCCTGCGACATGATGAGTGATAACATTGAAGATCAAAGACGATATAAGCAACGTCAAGTTGTAAAGAAACGTTGGAGAGATAAAAGTAAACTCTATATCAAAGCTTATTATTATTGGTACTATCACACGATAATTAAACCAGGATCTAAAGAAGTTAATCGGCCGGACATTAAGGATTTCAAATGAGCTATGAAAAGTTAAGAGAGTTTATTCTCCATCTTCATGATCAAGGCTTCTCTATTAATGAGATTCAAAAAGCCATCATTACGAATCATGATATGGTCTTATGTTTGGAAGATGTTCAAGGCTTGCTTGATGAAGCTTTAAGTGCTCAAAGCGTACAGAAACATGCGCGTACAAGGGAAGAACAAGTTTTAAAAGCACTTTGTGAGATTAAGAAACGTCTTGTTCATACTGACTGTTCACCACTTCACAAAGAGAGTGAAGCTCTTTACAGAACACTATGGGCAACAATTGGAGAGCATTATGGCTGGGACAAAGAAGAAGACATCGAAGACACCGAAGACCAAGCGCAAGACTAGAGCAGAGATAGAGCGAGCAAAGAAGAAAGAGCTTGTCCTTGAAAACATCCGAGTGGGGATGTCAATTGATGCTTCATGTTCTCAGGCAGGAGTTGGCCGGCGTACTCATTACGATTGGCTTGAGAAAGATGACGCTTATGAAGAAGAGGTCAATGCTGCCATAGGATTTAGTGAAGCAGTTATGTTGTCAAGACTTGATCGATGTATTGACGACAAGATGGACTGGAGAGGTTGGGCTTGGAGACTATCTAAAAGATTTCCTGACAAGTATGGAGATCTCAAGACTCTTGATCTTAATGTTTCTAAACAGTCGGATGGTTCTCAAGAAGTGCTTAGTATGATGAAGCAACTTGAAGACCAGTTCCAAAATAAGGAAAGCCTAACTACACCAAGGGAGAACTTGGAAGATAGTTAGGCTTACTGACATGAATAGAATGACAAGTTCTAATCAAGAGGAAGACTAAATTAAATCATGAGTGAAATCAAACTAAATCCTTTACAGCTTGAAATCATGAGAGGCATAACCCGAAAAGATAAAGTGATAGCAGCTCGATGTGGATGGGGTTCGGGCAAGACTTCAGCTCTTGTATTCTCCATCCTTTATCTCTCCAAGACTCGCCCTGGTACTTCATCGCTATTAGTCACAGATACGACTCCAAGATATAACTCTGTCTTGATGCCAGAGATGGAGAAGTGGTTGAGTCCTCTTGGGTGGACTTATAATCACACCATGAAACAATGGACTGATAAACATACAGGCAGTCAAGTGTGGTGTCGCTCTTACTTTCGACCGGGAACAAGAGAAGCGACTCACAATCCTCTTGAGGGCTTGAACGTTACGAGCGGAGTCTGCTTAATTGATGAATGTCAGACCTTGACTCAAGAGGTAGCTCACAAAGCTCTTGGTCGTTTAAGAGCAGGACCAAGTCCAATCTTGATCTTAGTTGGCTTGCCTGTCGTCGATGCTTGGTGGGTCAATATGGCAGAGAGTCAAAACATAGCTCCGCTATTCTTTAGCTCTTATGTCAACCAAGACAATCTCGCTGATGAATGGTTTGAAGCTACTAAGATGCTCCCACCTGATGAGCGTGAAGCGATGATCATGAATAAGCCAAAGCCTCCAACCGGCTTGATATATTCTGAGTTCACCGAAGCAAGTCATGTAATTAAAGATTGGCAGTATAACGAAACCATGACAGGTCGAA